AACGCGCCGAGAACATCGTTCAGCAGTGGAGCAAGCTGCAAACCCAGTATCCCAAGCAGTCGTCGCTGATGGGTCGAATCATGATCGAGGCCACGATTCGAGGCCGTGACCCGGATGCTGGCGTCCCCGCAGGTAACGCACCGGATGCACTAGACAACGCATTCAACGCGCTGCGCCCGGAGTTCAAGCAGTTGTACCGCGAAGTGCGAAACTTCTACGCCGATTCGGTTAAAGAGATGGTACGCACAATGAAGATGCGTGCACTGGGGTTGCCGAAGTCAGATCGTCAAGCCATGATCCGCAAGATCAATGAGCAGTTCGGCCCCGGCAAACTAGTTATTCCGTACTTCCCGTTGCGGCGCTTCGGCACGCATTGGTTCCAAGTTGGCAAGGGACAGTTCAAAGAGTTCTATACCTTCGAAGGCGCCCTGTCTCGCAACGTCGCCTTCAAGAAACGCCTGCGTGCTTTGCAATCGGGTAACAAACAACAGAAGGCGCTTGCCGAAACCATGCGCATGGGCAGTGGCATTTCCGAGTTGTATTCGCAGAACGTCGCTACAACTCAGGTGTTACGCGATATGGAAGAGACGGTTGACAGTCTCACTGCTACCGACGTTGCAGGTATCAAGGCCGAGATCAAAGATAGCATCAATCAGCTTGTCTACCTGCTGCTACCGCAGCAAAGCATGCGCAAAATGTTCATCAACCGCAAGGCAGTGCAGGGTGCCAGTGCCGACATGCTGCGGGTGTTTGCGCACAGCGCAGTGCACAGTGCGTACCAACAGTCACGATTCAAATACGCCGAACCGTTCATCAACAATATCCAAAATGCTCGGCAATACATCGATGACTTAGAAGCTTCAAAGGCTGTCACCCCAGAGCAAGGTGCGGTCTATCGAGACTACGTACTTGAGCTTGAACGTCGCACCAAAACTATTCTTGGCGTTGAAGATACGAGCCCCGTTGCCCGGATAGTAGGGGCGATTACGTCCACTACGTTCTACTTCATGCTGACTGCTCCTGCTAGTGCGCTGCTGAACATCATTGGTGTGTCGCAGTTCACGATGCCCCGGATTGGCGCGAGGTACGGCTATGCCAAGACAAATGCCTTGATGCTGAAGAATCTAGCGCGGTACGGCGGCTCTATTCCTAAGCGCACGCTTGCACCGCTAGCCCGAGGTCAGTTCTTGCAGGTGTCGTTTCCGTCCATCGTAGAAGGATGGGACAAGCTTGACCCCCTGCTCAAACGCGCAGCGCAACGGTTTGTGGATGATGGTGACATCAACATCTCCATGACCAACGACATTTTCGACATGGGCGAAATGCCGTCGGCGCTCTACACGGGCACTGCTAATACGATAAAGAAACTCGTCGCAGGTGGCTTTCACCAAGGCGAGCGATTCAGCCGAGAGAACGCACTGCTGACAGCCTTTGAGCTAGCGCATGAAAAGTTCTTGGGCGCCCCCCGTCGCGATATCCGTGGAGTTATCGAGCGCGATCCGACGACCAATCAGCCAAGAAAGTACACGGATGACGAAGCGTTTGAGCTTGCCATTCAAGAAGCGCGCGACGTTGCAGGGTTGACTCTGGGCGACTACACGCGTCAGATGAAGGGTCGCGTCTTCACAATTCCGTCCGTTAACCTGATCTCGCAGTTCAAGCAGTACGCTATTGGTGCTACCTACAACATCTTGCGTGATTTCTATTTGACGGTTGGCGCTCCATTCAATAAGAGTGAGCTTGAGCAGTTTCGCAAACAGATGGAGGCCGACGGCCTGTCGCAGACAGTGATCGATCAGCGTCTTGATGAAGCCGAACAGTACCGCAAGGAGCTTCACCGCGAAGGCGTAAAGCGTCTCGCTGGCGTGCTAGGTATGACATTCCTTTGGGGTGGCATTGCTGCGCAGCCGTTCTTCTCAATGTTGGGTGTGCTAATCAGCATGTTTGCACCTGACGATGACGACGAGTTCTTCGACTGGGAAAACTGGTTCTACAACTTCATGGAAAGTAACGTCGGCGGCGCAGCGGCAGCTATCTTTACCAAGATGGGCATGGACGCTGCCAAGTCAGAGAAAGCTGGCGTGGCTCTTGGTGAGGCTGTGGCGCGTGGGCCGTTGGCTACTGTGACAGGTACATCACTTGCAGACCGCGTGGGTTTAGATTTGAAGAACCTGTGGTGGCGCGAAGGGCGTTATTCCCCGGATGCTCGTGACACGATCCAGCAAGAAGTCATAGCAAACGCTGGTCCGTCAGTCGGCCTTGCGCTCAACTGGGCAGATGCATGGCAGCTTGCGGGAGAAGGCCAATGGCTGCGTGCTTACGAGAAGGCTGCTCCTGCCATGTTCTCAAAACCCGGCACGGCGTATCGCCTCGGCACAGAAGGTGCAACTACTCAGGCAGGCGAAGTCATTGGCGGACTCTACCCCGGTGAGTTCACTACTTGGGAGTTGGCGATGCAGGCGATTGGCCTGCAACCCGAGAGGCTTGCACAGGCTCAGAAAGCCGCTATTCAAGCAAAGACGTATCAGCAAAAGATACTTGACCGCCGCAACGCGCTTCTCAACAGATTGTGGATGGAGCGCAATACGGCTAGCTTCGCCGACGCCATGCAGAAAGCGAACGAGTTCTCGCTCAAGTACCCCGAGATTGCGATCGACGGTGATGCTATAGCGAATTCGTTTGATGCACGTGCTGAAGCCAAGGCACAAGCCGAAGCCATCGGTGCGAAGTTGGATGAAGCGCTTCTTGGTCGGACTCTCCCCATGCTGCGATACGGCGCTCGATAAAAAAAGACCCCGCCGAAGCGGGGTAAAGGGGGGAGATCATTTGACGCGCCAGACTCGCAGTCCTTTAATGCCGTCTTCTATAACGGGCTTTGTGACTACCTTAAAGCCTAGCCGTTTAGCTATTTCTATTACGGTTCTTTCGCTCTCTCGCAGCCGCAAGCACGGCACGAAGAACGACCAGCCGATACGAAACTTGGTCCAGTCGACGTTGTAATCAATCCCGTTTATCCTCATCTTCGGGCGCCTCATCGCTGCTGTCTTTTGCAGCGGCTATGAACAGGTCAGGGTCAAGGAAGTCGCCCTTGGAGCAGTCAAACACAAACGCATCTACGGGCGGCACGCTGCCGAGTTTGGTTCCCTTTGCCATGCGCTTCTTCACCGTACCAAGATAAACGCTGTCGGCGGTCAAAGAGTTCAGCACGTCCTTGAGAGTAATCTGGTGTGCAGAACACCAACTGCGCAACTTCTTCGCGATGATGTAGAGCTTCTGTGTGTCGGGCTCCATGCGCAGGATCAGTTCGCCTTGCGGCTCCAGAATCGGCAGCATCTCTACCCCGGTGCGCTTGTCCACCTCGTCGTTGATGACCAACGTATTGCGACGATGCTCGTTCCAGTATTCGCCAATGACGCTAGCATGGCTGCTTGCGGGGGGCTTGATCTCTTCGCGCATCTGCGAAAACTCTTTGAGCATCCACTTGAACACGCGCGCAACTTCGATGTCGATCAATCCAAGACGCTTGGCAAATAACGCCCCGGCGATGTTGCAGGCGGCGACGCCAGACCAGAACCGCTCTCGATTGGTGAAGCCGATTTTCTGGTCGATGAGACGCTGGACTTCCTTGACTTCCCTGATGCGATCTTCAAGGTTCGATACCAAATCACGCAGGTAAACGCGCCCAGCGTGGCCGTAGTTCGTGTACAGCTTGGGGTAAATCTCGTCAGCTTCTTGCTTGGTCAGCAGTTTCGTCTCGGGAATTTCGTATTCAATCAGGCGCATCAACTCGCCGTCAGGCGTTGACTTGAGGGCTCGCAGTTTGTCCACCGCCGACGCATTCGACGAACACAGCAGGATGGTTTGCCACTTTGCCATGTTCAACCGCTCAGCATTCTCGTTCGACTTCATTCGCCCTCGGCCTCGCCCTTGCGAAACTGCGTAGGCAAAGTCAGAGAAGTCATCTGACGACATCTTGGTGATCTCGTCGCAGCCAAGCCCAAGGTTATTCATCACGCCCAACCGGTGCAGCCGTACGTTTAACGTGTCTCGCTGAATGAGCATCAATTCTTCGGGATGTCCATACACGCTGTGCATGGCTTTGATGGCGGTCGTCTTGCCGGTACCCGATTGGTTGTTGATCATGTTGATGATTGCACCCTTTAGATTCAGGTGCTTCATCAGCGGCGCGCCGAATGCAGTAAAGAACCCAAACGCATGCGGTTCGAATCCCGGCTTGTCGTAGACGTTAATGACTTCCTGCCACTCTTCCAACGTACCAACAGGCGCAAACCAATCCGCTAACTGGATAGTGTAGCTTGACGGTGGGCTGTAGCGGTCGGCGTCGGCGCAAATCTCCGTGTCACCAATCACGAATGACTTGTCCTTCTCCGTCCACCCAAACTGCATGCGCATAATTTCTGCTCCTTCTTTGTATTGCAACTCTTTGGCAAACCGGACGATGTACGCCATGATTCCGTCCATCTGCTTCTTGAGCGCGATCACACCAAACCAAGCCAGTCTTTCCCGCAACTTGTCAGTAGTCAGTAGATCAACGACAGGCAGCGCGAACTCTTTCACTCCATCACGCGGCGTGTGCAGCCGCATCCAGATTACTTCCCCCGACTGCGGGTCTTTGAGCCGCTTGACCACATATAGGTCGTGCTCGTAAATCATCACCGGGTCGGGGTCGTCTTTGTCGTCGGACTTGCGGTAGACGCCGCCGTTCTTGCCGCGAAAATATGGAAACGGGTACTCAGGTATGACGTAAGTAGTCGGCGCTGTAGCGTTCGGTGCTGTGTATTGCACCGTGTTGTCTTCTTCCGTAGCCGCTGCGATCTCTGCGCCCAAGACAATCGGCGATGTGATCTTGCCCTTGTGGATGCAGTTATCGCACCCGGTTGGGTTTAGCCCTTGCCACTTCTCGCATGTGTACGGGCCTTTGATCCGCTGAGCCTTCTCTGCTGTCGTGATCGGATCGTAGTCAGGGTGATCCTTCGATATGTCGTGTATCGCCGTGTCGGCGTCCACGCAATGCACAGCAATAGAAAGAGCCGCGCGCCACCTTGGTTCTTCCAGTGTTGTCTGCTCTGTTATTGCCTTCGTCAACTGAAAGCAACCGGTGCCCTTCGCATTCTTGTCGACGATGACGCCGAAGCGAAACTGCTTGTTGCCCATCAGCGCCCGGGTCATATCGTCTGCGTAGGTTGGCAGATAATCAGGCACTTCATCGAGCACGCCGAGTTTGGCTTTGAGCGTGTCGAAATCAACGGGCTTACCCATCACAAGGACGGACACATCAAGCGGCGGGTCGCTCTTGTAGTTGAACGTCTCCGGCATCCGAAGAATGGATGCAACGTCTGCTGTTCTAGCAGGGTCGGCTTCGAATTCGTGCTCGACGCACAGCGCCTTGAGCCGAACGGCTGCGGGTTTCCACTGCTCTTTTGTTATGTCAGCAGTGAGGGGCCAGTAGACATGAAGTCCGCGCCCCGAGTTGACAATGCATGGGCGGGGCAAGCCCACGACATTGCAAAAGTTTTTCAGCGCCTCAAGCCCTTCGGCCTGACTGGCATACGGTTTGCCTTCGCCGCAGTCGACGTCCAACCAGAACGCCTTGACTACCTTGACGTTATCCGTCGCCCGAGACTTGTCGGTCTCGTACTTCGCACAAGCGAAATAGACATCGAAGTCTTTCGCCAGTAAATCTTCTACCACCCCATCAACTTCGTCCAACCCCTGCACAAATATCTGCTTGGGGAGGCCAGTCTTTTTCAGACCGACGACGCAGTACCACCCTTCATTGGACAGGACTGCCGACAGCAAATCTTTTCTAGTCATAGCTGCCTCTGCACCGCCAAAAATAGCGCCGGGGGCGCGGGGACCCCTCGGCGCAGGACTACACGCTAACGGCGAGGCCAACAACCTGTTCGATCTTTTCGATGTGCAGCTTACGTGGGTGCCACTCGCCAGTGAACCACTTGTAGATGGTCACACGGCTGACGCCGAAGTGCTCGGCGACATCACGAACAGGAATATCTTTCTCAATACAGAACCTCCCCAACATTACGCCGGGGTGTCTGCTGTCTGCCTTCTTGTTAGCATGGATGAGTCGAAACGTGTAGCCTCGGCTATCCATTACTCGTCGTCTGTAGACCAAGTATTAAGGACGTCCACGAAGTCCTTCTTGGGTGCAGGTTCAGCGGCTTTCTTGGAGGCACGCTTCGTAGGCTCGGGCATAGGAGCCTCGGCTTTAGCAGGTGCAGGGATGGTTTTCTTCCCGCCATCGGTTTGCGCAGCGGTCTGGATGATCGCCGACTTCGCTGCGGGAGAGTTGGCCTTCTCCTTGGCGGTTTCCCACTGCTCGCGAGTCAGATAACCAACGGGCTTGAAGGTCAGCTTCGGCGTGGCGCTGTCGCTGTCCATCCGCATCTCCGTGATCAGCGTACTCAGGCTGCGGCCCATCGAACCGACATACTTGGCGTACTGTTGGAACGGCATCTTGTCCACATCACCGCGCCCGAAGATTGACTGTGCAGGCAGCAAAAGCTGGAACACATCACCCTCGATGTCATCGGCAAGCAGAACTGCCAGACGCTGCTGATAGCGGCATGCGCGAGAATCGCCTTGGCCAGAGCCCTTGATGTTCTGGGGGCAACCTTCGCAGGTCGAATTCTGCGGGTACTCGATGCTCGCATCGGGCTTTTCGCCGTCGTTAGACCAGCAGTCGGGTGCAGCTACTTCTCCCGGCGTGTACTTGCCTGCATAGAACTGGCGCGAGACGTTCGGATTGCCATTGACGATGACGATGTTCATCGAACGGTTTTCGTTCTTGGCAATCTCCTCACCATTGACCATCATGCGAAACACACCGCCACGAATGGAGATGCGTTTGACCGCAGTGTTACCCGCAAGGGATTTGGTCATGTTGTCAATGCCGACTTCCTTGAGGTAGTCAGGCACTTGGTTTAGCAAAGCGATGTCGTTACTCATTACTTTCTCCTTACTTAGTGCGACGTCGTTGAATCGTGATCTCGTATTCGCTGTCGATATTGAGACCCGGTGGATGAAGGTCAGGATTCTGATCCATGAACTCCTTCATGTTCGATTGATGGATGCGCTTTTCGAGCAACTCCATCGCGTTGTTGTCTCGCATGAAACCGTAGAAACGCTCCCAGTCATTCGTCCAGTAGCGGTTCTTCACCGTGCGGTAAGCGATTCCATGCGGAGTAGAAAAACTGGTTGCGCCAGTTTCTTTCGAGACTTCAATCAGCTTGTACTTGAGTAGGTTCATCTGCTCTTCAAGCTCATCGGCCTTCGCTTTGTACTCTTGGTAGAGCCTGTCTTTGGTGTCGCGTATCTTGATATACGCCTGTACGATCTTCTCGATAGGTGCGTTCTCCATTTGCTTCCTTCGTTGCCGGGGAGGTGTTAATTATACACCCCTTCTAAACTCTGTCAAGTACCCAACTCGTTTTTGTAGAGGTCAATAATGCGTTCGTGGAAGTCGAGCTTGTTGCGCAGCGCCTCGTACAACTTGGTCTCGACGGGACTGCCCTCGATGTGCACGATGGTCACTGGGTTCTTCTGCCCTTGTCGATGTACGCGCGCGTTCGCTTGAAGATACGTCTCGCTTGAAGTGACAGGAGCGTACCAAATCACGACGTTTGCGGCAGTTAGGGTAACTCCGTGGGATGCCGCCTGCGGCTGGATCAGCAGCACCTTCGGCTCGTCACTTTCTTGGAATCGCTTGAAGATGTCCGTGCGCTTAGTCACGTTCACATCGCCATTGATGATCTCAGACGTGACGCCGTTCTTGTCGAGGTGATCTTTGACGACATTGATTGTGTGCGTAAAAGGTATGAACACCAGCACCTTGTGCGACGCCTCATTGATCACTTCAAGCACAGCGTCTAATCGCCCGCTCACATCGAACTCGATGACGTTTTTCGTATCGGTATAGACAGCGCCACAAGAAATCTGAAGGAGCTTTGTCAGGTTCGACGCCGCGTTTACCGCAGACACTTCTTCCCCCGCCGCTGCAATCAACATGTCTTTCTTGAGTTGCTTGTAATACTTGGCTTGCTGTGCGCTCAACGGCGCATGCCGCGACGTGAAGGTCATGTCTGGCAAGTCGAGGCAGTCTTTCTTCTCAAACCGGATCGCGGGTTGCAGCATGGTGTGCACGGTAGCCTCGGCCCCGGGTTTTGGAATCCACTTAAACCGGGTCAACTGATACATCACCATGTCTCGGTACGCAGTGAACAAATGCGGTGCGCGATCTGGCACGCACAGCTTGGCTAGTCCATACGCATCCAACGGCGACTGCGAGGCGGGTGTGCCTGTCATCATCCACAGCCATGTGTCGGGGCCGACGATACGGCGAATGATCTTGAACCGTTCAGTGCGCGCGTTCTTGTATGCGTTTGCTTCGTCGATGACGATGAGGTCAAAGTTGCCTGTCTTGATCTCGTCTTCGACAATCCCAACGCCATCGAAGTTGATGATGATGAATTCGGCTGGGCCTTCGACGATAGCCTTACGTCTCTTCCTGTCTCCGTATGCAACATCGACGGTGCGGTGCACAGCGAACTTGAACAGGTCTGCCTGCCATGCTGACTGCATGATCGACAACGGGCAAATCACAAGCACTCGGCGCACAGCACCAATGCTCATCAAGTAATCCGCAGCCCAGATTGCTGCTGCGGTCTTGCCTGTACCTTGCTCGTTAAAGCAAAACGCTCTCCGGTGTAGTGTAAGAAACGCAGCGGTCTCTCGCTGATGCGACATCGGCTTGTAGATTCCGGGCCAGTCGTAGTCTCTGTCGATCGGCGAAGGAACCTTCTTCACGCCGAGGGTGCGCAAGGCTTGCGCTTCTTTCAGCCCCCAGTGCACGGCAACTGCCGTGACGTCGCCCTGCTGCTCAAGCTCGGCGCTTTTCTTTATCGCGGTAGTGATACGCCCCGGGTTGCGGGTGCGTATGACCAGCACCTTGTTGTCAACAATTTCCATTCGTCTATACGTTGCGCTTGACAGAGTGATCAGACTTGCGGGGGAAACTTCTGTTGTCGCTTGCGCTATCAACTTTCAGATTACTGCGTACGGTCTTGCCGCCTTTGCTCAGCGGTGTCTTGTGATCAACATCTTTGCCGTCGCCTTTGTGCACCAAACCTGCTTCTTCCATCATGCGCCGTGCCTTGTTGCGCTGCGCGCGTTTCTTCTTGACCGCAGGTGTTCCGTCGTACATCTCGTACTCGCGTTTGTACGGACGCGGCTTGTTTACGTAAGGCATCATGTACTCCTTGTGTTGTGCTCGCAGTCAGTAACTGGACACCAACCGCGACAAGTGAAATTGGGTTTGGGGTTCCACACATCTGTGTCGAATGCTTGGTCAAGTCGATGCGTCTCGCCTAGCCACTTTTGCCACGCCTCTTCTTCAACGTCGCGCTCATACTTGGCAGGAACCAAGTCATCGGCAACCAGAAAAACTAGCCCCGCAGTGACCGACTTGATCTCGGGGAAATGTTTGAATACCAAAAGAGACAAAAGCTCTAGTTGTTTCTTGTCGGCGTAGCGGCTTGACTTGCTCGTCTTCCAATCAACGATCCGTGCTTTCGTACCGTTGAGGATCAACAGATCAGCAATGCCGCGAAACCAAACATCCTTTGCACCAAACTTGCACGGCTCCAGATTGCGTGTCAGCCCCATCTCGTACTCGCAATGCATTTCTCCGGGCATATTCTTGAACGGCTCAAGCTTCGGCTGAATGTAGGCAAGCTTCTCTGGGATCGGCGCTCCGTCGCGCAGATACTCTTCAGCGGCCTTGTGTACGGCACTGCCATACAGTAGGTGCTCTTGCGGCGGCTCAACAATGTCCTTGACCACACGCAGTCGGTGGTACTTGCGGGGGCATTGCTGAAACAGCGAAATGCTAGAGTATGACCACGTGTAATTCATGCGTCTGTTGGCTGCTCTTTGAAAGTCTGCAACGCAACCTCATGCCGAATGGCGTGGATGGCAATTCTGGTTTCCGCAATAGCGACTAGACCGGCTTCAATTGCACCTTCGTAATTGCGCATGAGCATGCAATCGTGCAGCTTCTTCAGCGCGTTCTCTGCCATCATGGTAGGACGAGCGTAATCAATGAGGGCAACCGGTTCCACATCTACTCCTTAAACTTCACGGCGTCGCCATAGCTCGCGCCGTACTTGACTTCACAATCGAGCGGCAGCGTAGCCGCCCACGACGGACGCCAGCGCATGCACTCGCGTACATACAGCGCAGCATCTCTCCATTCTTCCTCCGGTGCAATGCATGCAATCGCGTCGTGCACAGTGAGCACTACCTTGTACCGCTTGGCGATACGAAGCATTTGCTCTCCGATTACACACCGCGCAAGGGCTTGGCAGACGTTCTCCACTACCTTGCCCCCGTATATGCGCACCACACCTCGGCGTGTCGAATAAATGTACTGGGCGCGACCTCGGTCGTCAACGTCGGTAGCCCTCAAATCCATGTACTTCAGCGGTAGTCCGCTCGGCAGGTCAAATCCCACTCCGGGCAGCACGCTCACCGCCTGCGGTTGTGTGCCAAACGTCGTGGTTTTGAGCTTGATATCCGCTAGCGCATCGAGGCAGCGATGTCCTTGGTCCCACAGTGATGGTATGAATGGGAAGCTTTCTCGATACGTTGTCAGAATACGGCGGCACTCGGATTCGCGCAGGTCTACCCCGAAGTTCTTTAGTTGCGCTTGAAACTTCACCGCGCCCATGCCATAGCCTGCGCCAAGGATGGTTGTCTTGCCAACGAACCGCTCGGAGTCGTCGACTTCAGAGGCAGGCTTGTGGTAAATCTTCCCCGCCATGATCTTGTATACGTCCTGTCCGCTTTCAAACGCATCTACCAAATCTTGCTGCCCTGCTAGCCACGCCAGCATGCGAGCCTCGATCTGAGAGGAGTCGGCGTCGACGAGCACGTAGCCCTTGGGCGCAATGATTGCCGACTTGAGCTTGGACTTGCGGGGCAGGTTTTGCAGGTTCAGTTTGTCGTCCCCGCCCCACCGCCCGGTATGCGCAGCGTAGTAGCGCAGCGGCACAGGCAAGCCACCGCGTTTTGCAATATCAATAAACCGCGTCGTGCGTGTTTCCTCCAGTGTGCTCTTTGTCCCAAGCCGTGCAGCAACCAGTGCTTGCACCCGCACGTCATCATGCTCTGCAAGCGCCTTGAATCCCGGATCGCTCTTGGCGAGTGCCAACGTCAGCTTGTTCGTGGTTGGGCTGATTTTCATCGGCGGGTCAACGCCCAACTCCATCAGACGCGCCGCAAACTTTTCGTTCGACAGCAGCATCTCCCGATTCGCGTTAGCGTCGGCGATGAGTGCGTTCTTGCGGTCAACCACTTCAATGAGGTGCTGCTCAAGCAACGGCAGATTCAACCCAAGCCGGGGCTGCGTGAACATGCGCAACGTGAGGTCAATGAGCTTTAGCTCGGGCTTTTTGTACGACGTTACAAGGATGTTGAATAGGTCGTACGTCAGGTTCACGTCGTTGACGCAATAATGCCCGTACTGTGCGAGTTCGTCTTTGCCGAAATCACGGCGACGCTTACCCAGTGCTAGCACTACTTCAGTACCTTTAACGCCTAAGCCATACCGCTCCGCCAGCTTGGCAAGAGAGTTTGGCAGTTCTGTACCGTCAATTGCTCTTGCCATTGCCAGCGTATCGAAGAGCGCCATAGGATGGATGCCTAGCCTCCACCCCATGATTGCCCCATCGAACATCATGTTGTGCGCAACGACGGCAGACTCGGCCCAAGGAAATTGTGCGAGCCAATTCTTGGTCTCCTGCATCGTGCCGCTGAACCACTGCGCTTCTTCGTCATTTACCCTCACGGCAACGCCGATGATCTCGAAGCGGTCGTCTCGCACATACTCTTCGGTCGTCAGCTTCGACAAGGAGTAGTCCTTGTCGTAGTACGTTTCGAAGTCGATCGTGATCAAGTTCACTGATTTGCTACCCCGGTGTACTTGCTGATCTCACGGTTGAGATACCAACGTGCCTTGCACAAGTCTTCGTACGTGTTGCCTTTGTGTTCGGCGCGGGTTACGTACTTGACCACATTGCCGAGGTTGTACGTCAGCTTCTTCGCTTCAATGAAGTCGATTGTCTCAACGCCACCCACCTTGTAATGCGAAGGGTGATTCACGTTGTCGACTTGCGGGGTTGTCGTTACGACCGCCTGCCATGTATTATTTTTCTGCTCGTATGCATCGCCGCTGCCAAGTACGGGGAGTGCTTTCGGCTTGCGACCACGTTTGGCGGGTGCAGTCTTGTTGTTCATCCGTTTCAGTACGTCGTACACGAGACCATACGAGCATTTGGTAGCCTCGGCGATGGCGGTTACAGACTTGCCCGGGTTGGCAGCGATGTACTCGCGGATAATTTCAGATCGAGATTTGGCAGTTTTCACCATTTTGCTTCTCCAGTTTCGTTAAGCAATTGTTGTTTGTGAAGCTTTTCAAGAATTGACCCATCGACGCGCGCGAATGGGTTCCAATCATTCATCTCAAGAAGTTCACGCACGGAGCGCGCGTCTTTCAACGAAGCTTTCTTACTCTGCTTCGAAGATTTTTTAGTACGCCCACGACTAGCACGTTCCCCGCTTCCGTGTGGTACTTGATCAGGTTGTCTATCAGGTGCAAGCATTGTTCTTTCTCACTTACATTGCTCATGCTTCATCTCCGATCCCGTGTGCGCGTTCAATAGCGCGGGCGAAATTAAACTGCGTCGGGCCAGTGACGATGACATCGCACTTAAACATCAACTGCGCTATCTCATC